AGAGTGTTATATTCAGATTTAAACATTGGATTTTTACCAGATTTATCAACTTTAGCTTCTGATCTAAATCGACCTATTGACCTAATTAATATTTTTTTTCTGTTTTCTTGATCTTTTAACATATTATCCTCATCTATTAAAACTCCCATAATTTTTTCGCTTTCTCTAAAAATTCATCTTCTAGTTTCCATTGGTAGGCATGATCCCAATCTGGATCGACTATTGAAGCTAGAACTTTGGGATCGTCACTAAACTTCAATAAATTCTGTCTAACTAATGCTTTTTGTCGCATTTCTTCAACACACTTAGATAAGTTTTCTGCTTTTAATTCATCACAATTAAATGGTGTATATAAGACTGCTTCAGCTTCTGTTATATAGCATATTGATGGAGTTATCTTTAATGCTCTTTGATATATAGCTGATTGCATAACGTGATTCTTTTCTGGTGCTTTAGGAAGTGAACCTTTTGACCATCCTTGTGAACCATCTTTTAATAATCTTGTTTTTCTAGGTGCTTTTGTTTTCATTTCACAAAATATTGTTTTAGGCACAACTAAATCAACAAATCCAATAACATCAACATTAACACCATCAAATCTAGTTGTTATCTTTTCTTCTGGGATAGCTGCAAAGAAACCATTTTCTAATAATACATCAATACCATTTTGTATCATTTGTGGAATAATACCACGATACTTAATGCGCTTTGCATTATCTTCATTAGCATCGTGCATATCAAATTCAATTTGTGCTTCTCTTATAGCATCCATTGTTGGTATTCCACACAAGACATTCTGTATGCCATTATGAACTGCTGACCCTAGTGCAGCATTTTCACCTACAACAATTTTTCTACGATCCTTTCCCAGATGTAAATATTTAAATATCCAACTAGGAGTGCTAGTTAGTAACTGTGATGGACTAAGGTGATCTAAATCTACACTTAACCATTCTAATCCAATATCATTTTCATTTCTCATATTTACGATATTAAGCATTAATTTTAATAAATCAATAATAATTTACAAAAAAGATATTTTTTTGTTTGACACCATTAACCATTGTGGTAATATGTAGTTATTAAAGAGAAACAAGGGAGAAACAAATGACTAATATAACAGAAAAATTTGCTAATTACTTAGGTCACACAGATATTAATCCTTATGAAGTTGTAAGGGTTGTGTCTGATAAGTGTCTTGAAATAAGAGCAATGAATGCAGAAGCTATCAAATGGGATAAGAAAATAGTTCAAGGTGGCTTTTCCCATAGGGTTGTTAATCAAGATGATCAACAATGGGATATTACTTCTAATGAAGCTAATCCAATAGTTAGAATTAGATTAAATAAATCTGGTCAAAAATATGATCGTGAAACCAAATCATTTATCGATGCTTATGGTTGGAAAGATAAAGATGGTGCTAGATATAGTTTATCTAATAAGCCAATTAAATTTTACGACTACAATTTCTAGGGAGTGCGCATAAAGCGCATTCCTTTTTTTATGGGAGAAAAAACAATGATTAAATTTTTAAAAAACTTTGGTGTTTATTTTTTAGAGTTAGCATTTCTATTTGTTATGTTTGGATTTGCTTGGTTTTTATTAGTAGTTTTTGGATAGGGAGAAAACAATGGAAAATATAAAAAGAAATCCTAAAGATAGAAATAAATATTATCTTAATGGTTGGGAAAACTGTTCTTTAAAAAAGAATACAATTACAAAATTTTGGGAAGTTTGGAGATATACTTCACCAGTTTTTGAAAATAAAAAAGTTATCGAAGATAGCAAATACGACTTAATAGCTACATCAATGGTTTTGCAAGGTCTGGACTTTAAATTAAATAAACTAAAGGGAGAAAACAATGGAATTACAATTTAAATTTAATGATGGTGGCAGATCAAAATATTTCAAAGGTGAAACTGGTGATTGTGTTACTAGAGCAATAGCTATAGCTACTGATGAAGATTATATGACTATTTACGATCAGTTTTTTATTCGCAATAAGCTATATAGTGAAACCAAAAAAACTAAAATAGCTAAACAGATGAAAAGTAGGTCTAATGGTTTATCACCTAGAAATGGTATTTATAAAGAAATCTATCACAAATACTTATTAGATAATGGGTGGAAATATATCTCTTTAGTAAAGTTTGGTTCTAAAGAGAGAACTAAATTAGATCAACTTACACATCTCGATAATATTATAGTTTGTATTCCTAGACATATAATGTGTATGAAAAAAGGTGTAGTAAATGATATTGGTGATACTAGATATTCATATTGGGAAAACAGAGAAGTTAAGAAAGCGATAAGAACTGTTAATGGTTATTTCATAAAGGAAACAAATAATGAAACTTAAAGAATGGTTATCAGAGAACCATATCTCACAAAAACAATTTGCTGATGCTTTATGTGTCAGCAATGTAACAGTTAACAGATGGATTAATGGTCAAAGAACTCCATCTGTTAATATGATTATTAAGATTGAAGAAATTAGTAAATCAGATGTTAGATTGAGGGATTGGGTTAATGGGTAAAATGCAAAGAGATAAGGGAGCAAGATTTGAACGTGAGATTGTCCACAAGTTGGAGTTTCACAATATAAAAGCAAAGCGTGTTCCTTTATCTGGCGCAACGTGGTTAAAAGGTGACATCATCGCTAATCTAAATAATGAAGATTATACTCTTGAATTAAAGAAAAGAGGTAATGGATTTAAACAGATATATGAGTGGATAGAAGAACCTGATGCTCTGGTCATATGTGCTGATAGAAAAAAACCTATGATAGTGATGCCTTTAGATGATTTTTGTGATCTTTATAATAATAAGGAAAAATCCTAATGGAAGTTTTACCAATAAAACATGAAGAATGTGAAGAATGGTTATTAAAGATACATTACGCTAAAAGAATACCCTTAATAATGCATTCATTTGGTTTATATGTTGATAAAAAATTAGATGGAATAATAACCTATGGAATGCCAGCATCACCAGCTTTATGTGTTGGTGTTTGTGGTGAAGATCATAGACACTTAGTTTTAGAATTAAACAGATTGTGTCTACTAAATAATAAGAAAAATCAAGCATCTTTTTTAGTGGGAAACTCTTTAAAACTATTACCTAAGCCATCAATAATTGTTTCATATGCTGATACATCTATGAACCATAATGGGTATATATATCAAGCGACAAACTTTATTTATACGGGTTTATCTGCCAAAAGAACTGAATGGAGAATAAGAGATAGTAATAGACATTCTAGAACATTAACTTCTCAGCATACTCTTGAAGAAATGCAGAATAATCCAGATAAGTTTTACAGATTAGATAGACCACAAAAGCATAGATATATTTATTTTTTAGGTGATAAAAAGCAGAAGAAACAAATGATTTCTAAATTAAATTATAAAGTTGAACCATATCCAAAAGGTGACAACAAAAGATATGAAGTGGGTCATATTCCAACAGTACAAGGAGTTTTATTTTGAATAGACCAATATATGAAAGTAAAGCTGATTTAATAAGGGAAAATGCAGTTATTGATGAATTTTGTGGGATGCATAAGTTAGAAAAACAGAAGCTACCATTTACACAAAAGATTGACTTTGCTTGTTACAAGAAAAAAAGAATAGTTGTTTTTATAGAAGTCAAGTGTCGTGTCTACAATATGGACAAATATAAGACTATGTTTATTAGTTTGGATAAGGTTCAAGCTGCAAGAAGTTTATCTGCGCTTACAAGTGTCAAGACATTGTTATTAGTTTGTTGGTCAGATGTAATGGGATATATCGATTTTAATTCAGACTTTGATGTTCAGTTAGGTGGGAGAACAGATCGTAAGGATGTTTTAGATTTTGGAGTTGTTGCACATTTTCCAATAAATAAATTTAAATTGATTGGAACAAGTCCAATTATTAGGGAGAAATAAATGAGTATAAAAGCATTAAATTATGCTCTGGATATTAAAGTTGGTGATCCAACTGCTAAGTTAATATTTATAAATCTGGCTAATCATTATAATGATGCGACAGAATACAGTTATCCATCACAAGAATTATTAGCTGAAAGAGCAGAATGTTCTATTAGAACTGTTCAAAGAAAGATCGAAATGTTGATAGATTTAGGTCTTATAAAAAAGAAATTTAGACCCAATAAAACGTCATTATATGAGTTTCCTAACATAAATGGTTACGACACCCTTGACGTGTCAGATTGTCGCATCCAGAAAATGGTTACGACAAATTCGCATTTGGTTACGACAGATGGTGACGTACGAACCATTAATAATAACCATTATATATATAATAATAAGAAAAAAATAAAAAAAGAAAGTTTGCTAACTGATTTAGTATTAACAGATGAATTAAAAAAATATGCAACTGATCGTGATTTAGATGCAGAAGAAATATTTGAAGATATAAAATTGTGGAATGAGCAAAACGGAAACAAAAAGAAATATGCAAACCTAAATGCGTTTTATATGAATTGGTGCAGAAAGGAAAGCCGTAGAAAGCCCAAATCAGTTTCTAAGGTACAATCAGACCAAAAAGATAAAACAATGTCTGTAAGGGCAGAAAAAGGGTTAACAAGTAATCAGATAAATTATATGGAAAATATAATTGCTAGAGTTGAGAAGTTACAAAATGATCCACGTTATAGTTACACTAACTTTGATAGGTTAAGAAAAGATATTGAAACTGCTATGCGACAAGGAACATTGCAACAAATATTAGATTATTATGGGATGGGAAATTAGTTATGTTTGAAATGATTTTAGGGTTTTATATTATATTGATAGATCAATCACGCTATATGGGTGGTAAGAATATACAAGGGTTTTATAAGCCAGAGGTCGAATATAAAACAGAAGAAGAATGTAGGGAAAACAGAAAGATGATTGAGGAATGGTTTGAAGATGAAGCTGAAAGGCTATATCCAAATCATAAAGGCATAGATGCTAAAGCACTATGTATATTAAAAACAAAAAAGGGAGAATAAAATGAAGATAGCATTTTCGAAATACGAATTAAAACACGTTCTAGATGCATTAGATAACTATGGGGAACACTTAACAAATAAAGCTAATGATTTATATGTTGATGGAGAAAGTTCACCAGAACTAAATCATTACATTGGGTTTTCTAATAGGTTGTCTCAAAGATTGAATAAAAAACATAAGGAGTGGAAAGAATGAGAAACATTATAATTTTATCAGCTTTATTAGTTGGTGGTTGTGCATATAATCCTGTAGTTGATTTAAGAGCATCTAAGGATAAAGCGCAGTTATATGATAGGGATGTTATGGAATGTAGATCATTAACCTTGAAAGCAGGTGGATGGTCATTTAAACCTTTATTAGAGGGTGGTGCATATCAGAGGATATTAA